CAAGCTGGACATACCCTTATTCAGTCTAAAAAAATCTATCTTGATGCTGAAACGGTAGCATTTAGTGGTAAAGCATTCATTCCTAATGCAGCGATCGTTGATCTAAGAGCAGATAAAATAACGGCGGGGACGTTGAATGCGTCTAAAGTATCAATCATTAATCTTGATGTAAATCGGTTAACTGGTAATAAGACTGAGTTTGTAAAATCGTTTTGGCGTAGTGCTTACGGCAATTATGTCAATATTGATTACAGCGGGATGCGAGTCACTTATGGTAATACTACAACGGAATTTAATAGTCACGGAATGGAGATCACAGCTGTTGGAGAGTCGATCGGAGGTATTGGTTGGCAAGGTATGAAAAATATGCCCCCGAATTATCAAGGACTTCTTTTTTGGCTTGATGGTGGCGGTGATTATATGGCTTGGGCTGCGAGAAATAATGGAAACTATAATATGAATCCATTGATAAAACTTTCGTGGTATCGGAAAGAGTGGACCCCACCTAACAGCAATGCAGGTTTTAATTTTGATGATACTGTTACATTTAACGATATCGTATATCCGTCAGGAAAACCAAGTGACGGAATGGCACTAAGGTTTTTTACGACTAATTACAATGGACATAGCTATCCAACTATTGGTTCAGCTTCGACGAAGTCAGGAATAATGTTCGGTGATTGGGATCTATTCTTGATTTTTAACGATAAAGTGATTCCTTTACAAGGCTGGAAAATACCTGTAAGTCTTGATCAAGGGCGAGTATCATATTACAAAGAAATTGAATATTAGAATTACGAGAGGTCTATTATGAATACAGTAACATTTAAAAATGGAGAATTATCAATTATCAAGAATTTCTTAAATGGCATTAAAGTCAGAGGAAAAGCTAGCCGTGGTCGTTCAAAGTTGTTAAAGCTTTTAGCTAAAAAGGAACAAGAGTTGAATGATGACTTAAATGATGTGCGTAAACCTTATTTAATTCTTGGGGATAATGGCGAACCACTGATTGAAGATAATAACGTTAAATTTAAGGATGAAGAAGCTAGAGAAAAAGTAACAGCTGAGATTATTGAATTATTTGACGAAAAAGCTGTGATCGACATCACAGAATACCATGATAAATTACATGCTTTATATGATGCATTGAATGAATATGAGTATGATTTATCTGGTGATGACGCTAATGCATATGATTTATTGCTGGATGAATTGGAAAAGATCAAGGAGGACAAATAACATGTTAAAAAAAGAAAAAACACTCAATTTAACGGGACGATCATTGGTCAATGGTACTGATGTAGTACGTTTTGATGCTCGATTATCATCGACTGGCGGGACTACAACGATCAATACGTATGTTAATGATCAAGAACTTTATGAAAAAAATCGACGTGAAGTACGGAAAGATATGAATGATTTTCGTCAATATGTATTTGACCAAGAAGATGAGTTGTTTGATGATGTGAAAACAGATGAATCTGATACAACGGCCACAGAATAATTCATGGTGTTGGGTGGGAGTGGCGGAGAAAGGATGAGACCATGATCAAAAATTTAAAAAAGAATCGTTTTTGGTTATTTAAAGCGTTAGAGACTTATGCTCTGGCGCTTTATTTTATTGTCAAACGTAGTTCAGGGATATTTAGTTTAGACGGATATGGATATCTTGAAGTTTTAGATGATCCGCCGTTTGTTTTTTTACTTGCGGCAGTAGGGACGGTGACTTTGGTCTATGCTTTATGGGATGTTAAACATCTGTTTTATCGTCCTGTGATGACGGGATTATTAACAGGCGTGTGGCTGCTATTTTTCTTGTCATTTGCGATCACAGATGCATTAGTTGGTGTCTATATTGGTTTTCCCGGAATTTTTGCATTTTTCGTACTGACTGAAATGGTGACTGAGATTTTTGCGAAAGGGTGGTAAGATGAGCGACCAAGTACTTGTGGCCGTGATCAGTGCTTTGGGATCTGCCTTAGTCGCATGGATCACGGCACACGAGAACAATAGACAAAAAATGGATAAGCTCGAAAAGAAAAGCGAGTTAGAGAAGTTGCAAGAAGAAAACACTCGATTAAAAGAAGAACTAGAAAGGAAGAATTGTGATGAAAGTAGCAAATGATGTGATCGATTGGTTGATCTCAAGTGGTGCTTTAGTAAGTTTTATTGCTTTTGCTTGGGCTTATGTAAAACCTTGGCTTGAAGCTAAGGTAAAGACAAATGAAGCTAAACAATCAGCTTTAGCATGGGAATTACTAGAAAAGGTTGCTACAACAGCAGTAGAATCATTAGTCAGCCAAAATTTGGATGGCAAGACTAAATTTGATCTAGCAACTAAGAATGTCCAAATGGCTATGCAATCAGCAGGTTTTAAAGTTAATGATGAAGCTGCACAAACAGCAGTACAATCAGCTTATGAAAAGTCAGAACTAACACCAACAGTAGAAATCAAGGAGGACAAATAATATGGTTAATTTAGTAGCAGATGTTGCATCTTATCAACCAGATACGTTAGCGTTTTTCCAAGCAATGAAAAATGCAGGCGTTAAAGCGGTAATTGTCAAAATCACACAAGGCTCTAATCCGGGAGATGCTTATGTTAACCCTAAAGCACGCAATCAAATCAAATATGCTCGTCAAGTAGGTTTGCTAGTTCATGCTTACCACTATGCTAAATTTCATGGTGTGGCAGACGCTAAAGCAGAAGCAGCATGGTTTGTAAAAAATGCTCGTGATCACGGTATTGGGCCAGAAAGTGTAATGGCACTTGATGTTGAAGATAAAGTCAACAAGTGGGAGGTAACTGAAGATAGCAATGCGTTCTTACAGTATGTTAAAGACGCTGGCTATCCTAATGTTGATTTATATACTGGTGCAAGTTGGATCTGGGCTAAGCGTGTTGATCGTAATCGATTGATTGCCAAAAATCTATGGATCGCTTCTTATGGGGTATCTCAACCGGGAGTCGATAATGTAGGTACCTGGCAATTTAGAAGTGATTATCCGGTTGGTGGAGAAGGTATCGATATGAGTTATGATTTTAGTGGTTTCTATACTAACGCTAAAGTTACAGCTAACTCACAAAGTGTCATTAACACACCAGCACCACAACCAATCGCAGTGCCTGATAAGTGGGTCGATACGCTTGGTGCTACTTGGATTAAGGAAAATGGGACATTTACGTCTAATACAGCAATCAACTTGCGTTGGGGTGCTACATTGCAATCTAGCAAGTTAGCTGAGCTTCCAGCAGGTAGTGAAGTTAAATATGATGCATACTCAATCAGTAATGGCTTTGTATGGATCAGACAGCCACGAGGCAATGGACAATACGCTTATTTGGCTACAGGACGTGCATATGACGGCAAGCGTCTTGATAGTTGGGGTTCATTCAAATAACGGAGGTACTTATGAGACGAGTATCTATTAATGATCAGATCCAGAAAGCTCGTGATACTAGTCGTGTGTACGAGATTTCTTTATTTGATGATAAAACAGCTGTTAAATTATCTGATGATGATAATGTGGTCGTTAAGATTGGAAATCGCATTGGATATTTAGCAGATATTGAATGTGACGTAAAGAATGAATCAGTGCTACTTGATAGCACAAAGCTTGCAGAATTTCCAGCTGACAAGTATCGTTTAGAAATTTGGATCGAAAAGGAAGGTCGGAAGTATATCTATCCTGACAAAGACCAGATCTTGCTGACTTTGACTAACAATTTAATGGATGTTGAAGGCGACTTGATCAATGTAATCACGATAGAACAACTCAGAAAAGAAATCGCTGAAAGTGGCGGGGCTGGTATTCCTGTTGCTGGTAAAGATGGAAAAGACGGTGAGCAAGGTCCGAAAGGTGACAAAGGAGATCCCGGGCCACAAGGTGAACGTGGTCCAGCTGGAATAGATGGTTTGAATGGGCACGACGGCAAAGATGGAAAGTCAGCCTATCAAATCTGGCTTGATCTAGGTAACACAGGCTCACAACAAGACTTCATTGACAGCTTGAAGCCTAAAGTAGTCGAGAATAACAACGTTAGCGAAGTGCGTCGTGCACCGACCGCTTGGACGCTGGATCGCACTACAACACCTTGGACAATCTGGTTGGATAACGGCTGTGGCTTGCAATTCCCAGAATACGAAACAACTGGAACCGTTTATGGGTACGGTTTTGCAGAAAATTTAACAACAACTGATTTCAATAGCTGGCCACTAATTCCAAATGTAATTCGAGCGTCAAGGGGGGCAATCACAGTCGAAAAGTTCAGAAGCAAGAGTGATGTTTTCGATTACTGGTCACCAGCGACTAAAGTAATCAATCCGCTGCAAAATGCTTCTAAGTTCGACTGGTCCAATGCTTTTGGTAACGAAGGAACTAACGCAGGATCATACGGTCGCAAGCCAGTGTTTGCGAGAGTCATGTTTGAATTGGGTATCTGGTCTGAAACAGACGTGCTTAGCCTCGGAGCAACGAGAAAGGAAGTTTAA